GTGCTTAATAGCATGGTAGACAAGCTTGATGAAATGGAGAATAAACTCAATGAGCAAATTGATCGTAACGTTGCTCTAAATCGTAGATTGGCAGAATCCAATGCAGATGGCGTTTTCGCTGCTGTATCTGAAGGTCTTGCAGACACTCAGAAGGAAAAACTCGCTACTCTTGCCGAAAAAGTTGAGTTTGAAAGTGAGACAGACTATCGTGAGAAACTAGAAACACTTAAGGAATCATATTTCCCAAGTAAAACTAGTGCTCCAAAGAACACCTCTGAGAATTTATCAGAAGAGGTTTCAACAGATGAGGTAATCCAAGAGGATACATCACCAAGAATGCAAGCCTATCTAGATGTTCTTTCCAGAGCTGTTAAAAAGTGAATTTAATACAATTCAAACAATAAACCGTAAGAGGTAAAAACTCAAATGCAAATGTATAACACACAACACTTGCAAGAGAAGTGGGGACCTATTCTCGATTATGACGGACTTGATCCAATCAAAGACGCACATAGAAGAGCAACTACCGCTATCTTGCTTGAAAACCAAGAAAAAGAATTAAGAGAGGAAGCATCATTCCTATCAGAACAACCAAACGTAAACACACAAACTGGAACTAATCCAGGTTTTAGTGCTAACGCTACTGCTGCAGGTCCTGTTGCAGGTTTCGACCCAGTACTTATCAGTTTGATTCGTCGTTCAATGCCTAACTTGGTGGCATACGATCTTGCTGGTGTACAACCAATGAATGGTCCTACAGGACTTATCTTCGCAATGAGAAGTCGCTTCAATACTCAGTCTGGTACAGAGGCACTATTCAACGAAGCAGACTCAGCATTCTCTGGTCAGGATTCTGGATTTAACAATACTAACGGTTTCGTA